GTGTCTGCTGTCTGAGTTAACCCAACCGCTGCCAATTGCGTAATTATTTCGGCAACCCAAGTTCTGAATGCTGCATCGGTGCTTTGATCAATTGGCGTAGTTGTAGTTGAAGTGGTCATGTCAATCCTACGGATTAGTGATCAATAGTTGTAGCGTAATAAACGTAAACGTAGATGTTGAAGTCAAATGAAACATCAACGTATCACCCGCACTGATTGCAGTTGTCCATCCGGTTAATGAAGTCTTGACTAATGTTGTCCCAGACGTAATTGAGGGATAGTTGCCGCCGCAAATAGAATTGCTAACAGTCGGAGGATAACTACCTACCGCCACCTTCCAAATGTCAGTGACGCAAGATCCAGTTCCACCCTCAGTCAGAATAGAAGCCTGTGTGATCGTACCGCTGATTGGCATATACACAGGGACATCTATTGCAGGCACAGTAAGAGCGCCGCTTGAAATGCCCCATGTGGCCGTCCTGATAATAGAAGTAGGACCAGTAGCGCCCGTAGGGCCACTAGCACCAGCAGTCCCCGTAGGACCAGTAGCACCAGTAGCACCAGCAGGACCAGTAGCACCCGTAGGGCCTGTTGCGCTAGCGGATGGATAAAGAATAATGCTCATCAGGTTATCCTTCCAGAGATGCTTAAAGCGCATCCCGTGGTAGAGGCATAGGCCTGAATAGTGCCGCCGCTCACAACAACTTGATTTCCCGTCCACTGCAAGGTGCTATAGGCAGGAATAGATACGTTGTAGAAAATTGCATTGGACGCGCTGGCAGTATCATTGATAGAAACAAAAGAAATGTAGACCGTCAAAGCACTTGCCGTGGTATTGCACATGCAAATATCAGTCACATAGGCGTTGGATGTCGATGAGACGGTATATAAAGTCGAATAGGCGCTGCCCAAAGAACCGCGATACAACAGCGAAAACGAATACGCAGACGCAAGGTTGTTGATGGCAATGACGCCATTCTTTAGGGCTGAGAGGATATCCCCTAACGACGTAGCCATTAGAATTTACCGTCCTGCTGACTGCGATACCGAATGTTGCCAATACGCCAGAATGAGCCAATATCGGTGCTAGACAGGCCTACAGATACTAATCGCCCACGGAAACGGGGACTGATGAAAGTCGTTTGCTGCGTCATCGCAAAGGGACCATATTGGAGCGGTGTCTGGCCCGGATAGTCCGCCACATAGAACGTCAGGTTTACTGTCGCGTTCTGCACGCCGTTGTAGTAACCCCACTTCATGTCTGGCCAGACCTGATCGACAAAGGTCTTCAGATCACCCTCATTTAAGGTGAAATAACCAGTCTGGAAGTTAGACAGTAGCGGCTGACCATCAGCATCAGTCGATGTCTCATGCTGGTAAATGTAGCGCGATGAAGGATCAGCACCGATAGGCGGACCAAGGACTGACTGGTCAACCCAAGCCGTGCGACCTATAGCGCCAAANTCCCACACCTGCAGATAAACATTGAATTTGACATAATTTGATACTTCGCCGCCGCTGGTTGTTGTTGGGTAGAACCAACTGATCTCTCCAAAGCGCGAGTTCACTGCAACGCGAATCTTCTGTAAGTTGCTAGCATCCAGATTCTGAAAGATAACGTCCCATATAGGGCACGGCAGAGGCTCTACGCCGCTGCCTGCGAGCATGTAGAACTGAGATGGACCCATCCAGTAGGTAATGCCGTTGACAGAGGCAGCAGCCTTCTTGGCGATCATGCCGCAGCCAGAACCAATCTCATTGAAGGAGTAGACGTAGGGAGGGCCGACGTACTGCATGGCCCACAACCCAACATCCGTCCAGATCAGGCCCTGCTGCGGACCCTGAATGCCGCCAACAATCCTTGATCCTTTTGGTATGCGGTAGGAGCCAGCCTGATTGGTGACAGTACCAATCCACACGCCAAAGTTGTTTACGTCGCACCAGCGAATCAAAAGCGGATCCTGAATGCCCGTAAAGGACGTGCCATACGCGATCAATTGGCGTTGCGGCATGGCCATAAAAACGCCTTCGTTTACCGCAGGCGCGGCAGGCAATACCTGCGCCGAAGGAGCGCCGCCTGAGCCGTTCCAGCCATAAATTGGCGAGTAGGGCGTGCCGCTGTATCCATCGGGATTGTTGGGGCACGCAATCAAGATCTCGCCCCAGTTATCCAGCGTCCAGTCGTAGGCAATGATTTTGGTGCCTGTGGATGGCGTAACGGCTGAACCAGTACCGTACCCTCCAATTCCATAGGGGCCAATGCCGTATCCGGTGCCTGATGGAACGGCACCTACGCCAAAGTTGTAGATGTAGCGGGCTAGGTTGCTGTTGATGTAAGCAGACCCATTGTTGTTTGCTACGTTGCCGCCGGTAATCGTGAACTGGGCCGCATTGACTACAGTCTGGACAATGTAGTTGCCGTAAAGCGTAATGCCATTAATTGCGGTTGAGACGAGCACTGGGTAGGTAGATTCAACCGAATACCCATGGTAAGGCAGCGTCACGGTAACAGTAGAAGATGTGTTAGATGTCGTGAACTGAGCAAGAACAGCCTTGCTAACAATAGATACCGTGCCCGCAACTGTCTGTGCGCCCGTGATGGTATTCAGGTAAGAAACAGAAGTCGTTGTTGATGCGGTAACAACATAAGTGCCGTTATATCCAGTTCCACCCGTGCCGCCTGAATTTGGCGTAACTCCAGCAACCGTAATTGTTGATCCAACTGGAGGCGGAATTGGAAGGGGATAGGCAGAAAATGAAATAGTTGCCGTAGTTCCATCACCACTAGCCGCAGACGTTGGCAAAACAATTGCGCTGGCAGGCAACGAATTTCCCAATACATCAGTCGATAAAACAGAGTAACTGCTGCTGCTTAAATAACCGTTTGGGTCGCACTGATACAGACCAAAAAGCACAACTCCGCCAACAGAAATATGCGTGGCAATGTACACAGAATCATATTGGGTAATGCCGGGGACGGATGTGTCGTTAATTACAATGTAGGGGCTTCCAACAGTGGGAACGACCGTAGAGGCGGCAATGTTGGTTATTGTCTGCGTTGGCGTAATGTCATTAGCGGCACCAATTGTGGGTGGTGAGTATGAGATGACAGATAGGGAAGCAGCAGTAGAAGAGTCAGGAGACTGCGTTCCCAATGCCAAATAGGCTACCGACTGCGTCGTCTCCCACGCCCACAATGCCCTGATTGTCTGAGAAAACGCATAAGGATAGAACTTAGTCCATCCGCCCAATTTTTGGGTTAAACCACCAAGAGTCTTGTCGTATATGAATCGAATAAGATTGCTGTACGAGATGCCAGTCTCATTGAGAGCAGGCGTCTCGTTAAGATCAACTCCGGGTTTAAGTTTTATGCTGGCGTGTGGCATGTCTTACCTTGTGGGCGTAGCGCCCTGCGGAACCGACATGGAAGACCATGCAGAGCCTTGGAACTTCTTGCGATATTCCTCGATAGCCGCCGCATTCTTCATGCTCTGATACTGACCCTCATAACTCTGCGCCATAGCAGGATCATCGCTCATTCGGCCAAAGTTGCGCTGGAAGGCGCTGATGTACACCATGCTGGCCATGATTAGCATGTCAGGAAGGTAGGTGCTAATGAACGTCGTCGAGGTGTTCGCCTGCGTCGTATTAGCAAAATTGTACAAGGTAGGCACTCGGATCGTACCGTATACCGTTGCCGTATAAGTCTGATCCGAATACGGGCCAAACTGGATATAGTTAAAGGTGCTGCCGCCCGTAGACAAGTCTCCGCCGGTCATAGCAAAGTAAATCGGGATGCCGGTAGTCGTTGGACTGTTAAAAACCGCTTGCAAGTATTCTTTGGATACAGGAAGGACAGTCGTTGGGGCACCATTTAAAGGCTTAACTTGAATGGTCTGCAACGTCACAAAGTCGTCTACAGAGATCTGCAGCGTGTTGGTAGCCGCCGGAATGCTGTACGAGCGCGAAGTCTGCGATGGCAGAAGGTCCATATCCCGCTGTATGCGAAGTTCCGCATAGTTCAACATCTGCGGGATGATGGCGTTAAAGGCCGCATCGACACCCTGTACCACGCCGTTAGTAGTCGTCGTGTTGACGACCGCCATCGTTGCAATCTGATTGATGTAGCCGTTGTAGGTCAGTGGAGTTGTATTGGCCATGTCTTATTCCTTCGCAAACAAGGCCGCTTCAGCAGCACGTCTTATGGTCAACCCCGGCAACTTCTTGCCTGAAGCAAAATCCCATTTTTTAAACTCAGCATCCGCAGAAACGTAATCCTTAGAATTTAAGTATCTGAGCAAGGATGAGTGCATAAAATTACCGCTACCCACATTAAAGACAAAATCTACTAACGCATCAAACTGATGCTGCGTTAGAGGAACGTCTACAAGGTAGTTGACTGCTTTTTCGGCAGCGGATAAATCAGATTTAAGTAGCGCAATCGCTTGGTCGTGATTGATNACCATACCGGGAAAGACATNTTTNCCAGTATGGCCATACCCTATGGTCCATAGGCCAACAGGGTCGGGATAGGCAGTGAGCCGACATGACTCACTGCCTTCAACCAGCGACAGACAATCGCCGCTTATTTTCATTACGGAGCCAGAACCCGAGCAGGCGTCGTTGCAGCGTTAACCTGATTCACAATCGTCATCACTAGCGTGTTGACCGTCTTGTGAGAGATGTCTGCGCCAATAGCCTTGAACTCAGTCACTGCCATGGAGATGCCTGCCTGAATAGCAGCAGACGATCCGCCCGTAGCAAAAGCACCAAGGACCGAAAGGCCAATAACCTTTACGGCATTCTCAAGTTCCACAATAGTCACTTTTTCAAGTTCAGCAATAGCGGCTTTAAAGTCGGCTTCAATGGCAGCGCCAATAGGGCTTCCTTCAAACCACTTCTTGATTGCAATCAAATCATTTTCAATTGTAATGAAAAAAGACATTTTTTAATCCTCTGTAAGCGTGCAAGAAAAACCTAAATCAAATTCAGCCTGCTGCAGGCTCGCCAACGTCGGCTGCTGGGTCTTTGGGGGGACTACCGCNGCTGTCGGATGACACGCCAACCCTTGCTGACGTAATTGTGTGCATGACTGCGTTGNCAGCAGNAACAATNGCAACAATGCCAGCAGCCAGATTCTGTGTGGTTTCACCGTCTAGACTCACATTGAAGCCATAGGACTTGGCAAGCACCAGTACTGTACCCAAAAGCGCAAGGATTGCGTTGGTTGCAATCGTACGGCTTTTCCACGTTGCTGCATTAGCAATTTCTTTTCCCTCTTTAAAGAGTTCAAAAAACTTTGAAATGTTTTTTAAAAATCCAAACATCTTCTACTCCTTCTTTAGAGAAATAATTTGCAATTTTTGCTCAACCGAAGTTATTCGGTTTTCCATTTTCAATTCATAAGCGTTAAAACTTTCAGTTAGCGTGTCAACTCTTGTAATTAACGAACTGCCAATCCAAGCAATGACAGCAACCAAAGTTGCCAAAAGCCATCCGGTGATGTCCTTTGTCGCCAGCCTTTTAATAGTCTGCGTGTCCATTGGATCAAATGACATGATTACACCTTATGACCAATTAATTTGAATGCGCCCCAAAGCGCCATTGCCGCCGTTACCGGACAAACTTTGATTTCCCGCACCGCCACCACCCGGACTTGTTCCCACCGCGCCAGCACCTGATGAGTTGCCGCCACCATTGGGAGCGCCTGCACCGTCTTGTAAATTGAGAGCAGGGACGTTGCCGCTTGTTGCGGCTGCAGTGGGAGTTGCTGTGCCAGAACTGGAAGCCGTAGCAGCCGTAGGAGATGCGCCTGTTACTTGGCCACCTTTGCCGCCGTTAGCGGTCAGGTTGACTGTGCCACTCGTGACAGTAGCAGTCAGCGTTGAGGCTGTACCCGCAGTACCGTTACCATCAGTAGATGTGCGTCCCAAACCAACCGTGCCAAACGTGTAGGTGAATACCGTGCCTGCGGTACAGGCAACCGTCTGTGTGATGTACGCACCAGACCCGCCGCCAGTACCAACGCCTGCAGCGGAATCTTTAGACCCGCCACCACCTACGCCCCAAAGTTGAATAACACC